CTGATACATTTGCTTCTGCATCTGGAACAATAGATCCAACGCCTGTTGTCCCTGCAAGGCCGCTAACACTTATGCTATTATTTGATATTGTTGTAGCTGTGCCTAATCCAGATACACCAGCAAATCCGTTTACTCCTACAACACCACCTGCATCAACTGCTACGCCACCATTTACAATGGTTGCAGATAAGCCGCTAGGTGATACTGTAGCTTTTGCTACAACTGATATTGTTCCTAGAGCAGAAGTTCCTGCTCCTGGTGCTGATAGTGTTACTGGAAGAGCAGTGCCCCAAGCACCTTCATCCCAAGTGCCTCGACCCCAACCGTTAATGATAGCCATTTAAGGCTAGGCGATTCTTATGATCGCTGTTGAGGCTGCTGCTGCCGGGAATACGATAGTAAAATCTCCAGCAGTGGATGTTTTATCGCCACCAAAATCTATGGTAGCTACAGATTTGTTGCTATCACTTGAATTATAAATCATGCAACCTCTAGCTGTTATTGTTGCTGTGCTGAATGTTAGATCAGCAAAGTCAGTAAAAGCTGTGGTACCAGATGTAGCAGGTGCAACTTTAGTTAAAGTGCCTCCACCTGTACTATAATTAGTTCCACTAGCTTGACCAGTAGTTACAAAGGACGTGGTGGTTGCTCCTAATGTTGCTGAACTTGTATATAAAGCAAGTTTAAAAGTATCTCCATTGGTTGCAAAATTATGATTACCAAGCAGTAATTCTTTCTTAAAGCTTGTCGTTAGAGTTGATGTTATTGCCATAGTTTTTCCTAATTAAATCAGCAGCTTCTTTCAAACCTGCTTGTTCTAATTTATTGTTAATTGTAATCCTATCAGATTTTATAGCGTTTTGCATATATACTTCAATAACTTTTTGGATGTTGTCTTGATAAGTTTTTACTTGATCCTTAATGTCTTGTGGTGCATCCTCACTAACAGCAACTATTTTTTTTACACATAAATCCGCCCAAAATTCTATTGAGTGTCCACCATTGTCTGTTGTATGAACTTCAATCATTCCAAGCTCTGGCCCGGCTTTGTAACTCATTACCATTTGTTTGGCTCTCCTACTTTATTTTTTTTCAAATGTGTATCATTTCTATCTACCAAAACTGGTTCTGGTTCTTGTTTGTATTGCATTACTTCGCTTTGTTTTTTAGGTATTAAATGACCATGTTCGTTGGTTATTACAACCAATGGATCATCTAATCTATGATAGCCATAAAGTTTTTCATGGTTAGGAACTGCTGTGTCTAATAAATAACTTGTGTGTGCAACTTCAACCTGTATGCCTAAATTCATAGCTTTACTAAGCCAAAATTCTACAGATGCACGCCCTGCTTCTGCAAAATATATATTACCTTTATAACCAAAATCTACGCCAAATAGTTTTATCTTTTTAACTTTATTCCAAATGGCAAAAGCAACTGCATATGAAACAGTATTATTTAAATAATGACATCCACAAGCTCCTAAAACTTCTTCTATTGGGTATTCTACGAGGCCTGGACATCTATCATCTAATTGACATGTATAGATCGGACCCTCATGTTCTTGTAAAAGTTTTGACATGCTTTCTGTTTGACCACCAGCATCATCAGTATCTAAAAATCTAGATGGTGGATCCATCATGAAAACTCTATCGTGAAATATAACTGAGGCCACTGCATTAATTGCCCACACCTCATCAAAGTGTGTGCCATGTGATTTTGCTAAATTATAGTCAAACCAACTCTTGCCCATGCCCACTATGGCTACAGTCTTGCCTTCTAGCTTATTAATTGGTTCCATCTTTCTCTCCTTATGTAACCGGTGATCTTAAAGAGTCATATCTATATTCGTCTCTTCTACCTCTTGCTTCTGCTTTGTTTTTTAGTCTAGCCATTTCTTGTTGAAATCTAGACTCGTATAAATTCATCATGTCAGCATCACCTTTCATAAAAGTGTAAGCTTCTACCAAACATCCATATAACAATCCATTTCTAGCATGTTCTGATATCCATGTGCCTGTTGTGTCTGTAACCAATGAATTTGGTTTATAAAGATAGTGAAGTTCTACTTCATAATTTTGATCCGGGACTGGAGCTATGATAATAGTAGACTCTTTAGTTCCTGTGTGTAAGTCTTTATCAAAATCCCCATAATATAAGGGTAATCCACGAGAGCCAGAGTCTGTTGGATCTGGAGAATACTCTTGCATAAAGCTAGTGTGTTTTTTATCTAAAAAACTATAGTCTCCATTTGTGTTTATTACAGCAAGTGAAAAAGATAATTCAAAGTCATCTGGTGTTGTTAAGAATCTAGAACCAGCAGATAAAACACCTTTTACATTTTTTCTAAAATAATCAAACTGAACTAACTCAAATATTCTTTCTTCTGTATTTTTAATGATGTCGTCTAAAGTATTGACAAAAGTTGTTTCACTGTTTTGAGTATAATTTTGAATTAGTGTTTTAAGTTCTGATAATGTAATTGGACTACTCATATTATGTATTCAATTGTCCACCCATACCCGAGTGATTAGTACAGTAATAGTAAAGCGTTGGTGCTCCACTTGCAACTTCTATCTGAGTGTAAGCTCCTGAAGATCCTGGTGTTCCTGATGTTGTTACTCCTGTGGTATATTCAGATCCGCCTCCATGTGTGCCATTTGCAGTGGTTGAAAATCTTAATGGATGATTTGAGTTAGTGCTATCTGACTGGTCAAATTTATAAGTTTGACCCTCTGTTAAATCAAGTGTAGGGGCTCTAGAACCATTTATGTAAAAATAATTAGATCCATAATAACTAGCTACAGTTACTGTGTAAGTTGTAACTGAAGGGCTAGGTGTAGGGCTAGGTGTAGGGCTTGGGCTTGGTGCTACTGATCCATCGGTGCTAACAGTTATGCTACCCAACTCTCCATCCATTCTAGACAATAAAAAATTAGATCCTATGATGTCTTTGTCCATATAATGTTGTTTTGTAATATCGTTATATATTACGACAACAAAACCTTCACCAACTTCTTTATCATTATTGGGTCTAGGTTCATATAAAGCTTCTGGATCAATAACATGAGGTGATGGATCAAGCTGTGGATGTTTTGGTTCATAACAATTTGGGCAAACTTTCAAACCATTCCATTCTTCTTTTAGTCGTAATAGCTTGTACTCAAATCCACATCTATCACAAATGGCTTTTGCATACTTAGCTGAAGCATACGCCATATTAATATCCGTGTCTTAGATAAGGTGAAATTCTAAAAGAAGCTCTGTCTTCATCTTGAGATAATGCTCTTTCAAATTCATCTTCATACATTTGTTTTAACATGACAGATCTATCAGGAGCTCTTTTTATGGATATGTAATATGCAAGCCCTGCAGCAAAACAAGGGTAAAATCTGAATGGCATGTCTACAGTATTAGTAGCTGCATCAGCATCATCCATCCTAACTATTTTATTAAAAACTAAAATGTCAGTAGAGTTTTCTGGTGATGGCCATATTTTTAAAACAGGAATATTTTGCTTGTCAAGAAAAAATTGAGATGGTCTAGATTTAGTAGATTTATTAGGAATATTAAGATACTCAGCTCTGCCAATCCTTGACATTTGTAAATCAGTCGTAGTGCCGCTAATTGTTCTTCTTAAAGAACAATCTAATACATCTATAACATTGGCGTTTAATGTATATTCATTAGTGCCTTCAGTAACAGTTTGTGTGTCTTGGCTTATTGTCCATTGATTTAAACCACGATTAGCCCATTCAGCTAACATTAAATTTATTGATCTTTTAGCTGTTTTTAAATCATATCCAGTTCTAAGCTCTAGACCGCATCTTTCAAATGCCTCTTCTACAAACTCAGCTACATTTGGTTCAAAATCTGTGCTTCCTGAACTTGGCATTACTTCTTACGTTTATTTGTTTTAAGACTTTTTTCAATAATTTTTGCTTGTGCAAGGTGAGTTTTAGATGCTTTCTTTAATGCGCTAACTAACTTTCTTTTTTGCGCTACTGTTAATTCTGCCATTATTCCTCCGTATCGTTATATAAATTATCGAATACTCGATTGACATCCAAAGTATAGTCTAAATCAGATTTAGAGTAATGTATATGTTGCGATGGTCTAAAGTCAGGTGCGCCCTCTCCTGTTTGAAACCAAGCAGGGTGTGTAACTCTAACTCTATTATTTGGTAATGCTACAATGTTTCCTGTCCATTCTCCAGCATCTAGTAGCTCTAAAACATGACTACTTTTATGTTGAGCTGGATCATCTGCTATTTCACTCTCTGCATAGTCAACAGTAAAATAATATTTAGCCGGGAACATCTGTCCATCTATCTTTGCAAGCCAAGGGCATGGCGTTGCCCTATCTATAACATAAACTGAATTGTGATGAGAAGAACAATCCCAAGGCTGTGCATCATGCACTTCCATGGGTTTTGGCCATTCCTCAAATGGAGTATCACCAACTAATGCAGTGATTGGCATTCTAGCCCACATAGCTCCACCATGCACTGTATCTTCTGGTTCGCCATCAGCTTCTACGCCTGTAAATATAA